CAGGTGGAGGCACAGGCAGGACTGCGGACTGGAGCACATATGATGGCACCAATGACACAGCCTGGCAACAATGGTTGGATGACACTTCATCAGCATTGGGCACCACATATCAAGTAATCAACGGATATAAAAACACAGCACTGGCAGGATCAGGCAGTTTCTTTATGGGCATTGACAACAATGGCACACAAACCATTGGTAAGTGGGTGCCAGACACTGCGGATGCAACATCAGCACAGATAACCCTGGGCTCATTCCACAACCTTGGCAGTAATCAGGTCCAGATGGTAACAAATGGCGCAGAGATGGTGCTGACCAGCAACGTGGATTCAGGCTCCATAGTGGTGTTTGATCAGTCATTGACAGATTCAGGCAAAGTTTCAGGATTCGTCAATAATTTGCCTAATTCAGGTTGGGATGTCATATTGGTTACTACTGATGTGTCATCAGGCAGTTCTGCTGGTGCTCCATACGACTACACCAACAATTATTGGAACAGCAAAGCAGATTTCATCCAGTGGTATTATAAAAACAACCTATTAAGAACATCTACATCACACGCGGTATGGTTGAAAGGCACATACTTTAAGCAAGGCTCTAATGGTTCAGGCAGAGATGGCATCAAAGAATTATTGACTACTCCATCACAATCACCATATTATTCCACGCCTAATGCGATTGATAATTCGTTTGGAGACACCATAGATGATGAGTGGGACAACCACACCGTACAGGTTCATTGGATGCGGAATCACCATCCAGCAGATCAATTGAGTTATGGACCATTAGAATCGTGGGACCTTTTGTGGGCCAAAAGACAGGTAGAACGTATTTTCGCTTCACACAAACTTTGGGACAATGCCAGCACCAGCACCAATCATCAGTTCCAGATGATGTTGCCACAGCACTATGCTTATAATGGTGGGGGTGGATTTAGTGGTCATGGTATGAGTCCAAATGGTCCGTGGACAGAGACCACATTCAGAGGCAACAGCGATCTACAATATTACAAATCTACGGGCAGAAGCATCAACAATGTGAATACGGCCAATATGAGTTCAATGGTGATGGGCAAGAGTATGATACAATTATACAACGATGAGACTGGCACTGCGGGTGGTAATCTATATGTGACAGCAATCACAGACACCAATGAAACAGCATCTGGCGATCTACGATATCTTCAGCCCACAGCACAATCTTCATCACACGAGCCAGGTCCAGCAGAGATGTTCATATTTGATGAAGTTACCACAGATGACACACATCCATCCAATGCTCTAATTGTTTCTAACACACCAGCCGCAGACAGCACCAATACTGCTTACGATCCAGAATCAGTGTGTATGGCTCCGTTACATGAAAATTACTTTGGAGTGGCTTGGAGACAAGGCACTACGGCTTATGTGAGTATATTTTCTATAGACGAGCAGACATCTGCTATGCCAACCATAACCAGAGAAGTAGATACGGTCAATCTTGGCACGGTGCCCAACGCAGGCAGGATGGCACTATCAAAATTAGGTAATGGAGTGGCAGTATTGACCTGTGGCAATTATTATAGGATTATTAAAACAGACGCAATATAGTTAAATATACAAAAGGAGACACATTATGGCGACTTGGCCATCAGGAACAAAAGCATCAACAGCCAATTTAGATTCAGGAACAGATTCACCTCGTTTGGCACGAGCAGACATCAAGCAGAATGTGGATAATGTCAATGCAATCATTGATATGTTCAACATCAGCAGTCCCACAAATGGACAGATCCTAAAATACAATGCCAGCAACACAAGATTTGAACTGGACACGGATGCCACAGGATCAGCAGTTTCCGCAACCACTTTCGTTGGAGATGATTCGTCAGGCACTGCAGTCAATCCAGGAGAAACATTCAAGATAGCAGGTGCCACAGGCATCACCACAGCAGTATCAGGTGATACTCTAACTATAACAGGCACGGCACAGGATTTCGCATTCAGTTCATTGACTGGCACACCAACGACCATAGCGGGTTATGGCATCACGGATGCGTTTGACGGCGCATATGGATCCCTGTCAGGCACTCCAACGATACCAAGCCTGGGTGATCTGTCAATCACAAATTCAACTATCACAAGTTCAGGTGATACGATAGATTTAGATGACATCGTGAGATTCAATGTGGGCTACAAGGAAGACATCAATAGTTTAACTTCCAGCACATCAATCTCTGTGGATGCCACAGTGGCACCAGTACATACAGTCACACTGGGTCACAATGCGACCTTCACAATTTCAAATATGGTGTCAGGACAGAGCATAATGATCATCATCACACAGGATGGTACAGGCTCAAGGACTGGCTCATTCACTTCAGTGAAATTCCCAGGTGGGGCACCAACACTTTCTACAGGGGCAGGCGATATTGATGTGGTATCTGTGTTCTATGATGGCACCAACTACTTGGGCAACATAGCACAGGATTACACCACATAATGCCACTAATATTCAATAGATCTTTAATTAAGTCAGCAGGAGCATCTGAACCAGAGGTTGATAACAGAACCATCGTCACAATGACTGGTAGGAGTGTCAGTAATAGTAATATTGTCATAAAGCCTGCTAGTTTCACTATTGTCCAGGATCCAGGCGGATTGATATCAGGATCAGCAATTGGTGATGCTAATGCTCGTTATCTTCCATTATATAATGGCACATACACTTTCCAGATCACAGGATTCAGTTCAAGCAGTTTCAGTGTGTCAAGCAACTGGAAGATAGGGGTTGGATATTACAACGCACCTAATGGATTCAGTGTGTGGGGTGATGGTTTCACTTATTATCCAGGAACTACATTGACAGCACCGTCAAGCACAAAGTCTATAACAATCACTGGTTCAAATGGATATAGAGGTTTATTTTATGAAGGTTCCTCTAGTCCAGGATCAGTGCCTTCAGTTACCATTGCCTTTGAATAATCGTATAAATATTCTTGTAATATTACAAAAAAGGAGACAACAATTATGTCAAATGCGGCGTCAAATTATTTAGAGAATGAACTTTTAGATCATGTCTTGGGTGGTGGAGGAGCAAGAGCCTACACAGCACCATCAACGGTATTTGTGGCACTATTCGCTGATAACAGCGGATCACCAGTATTAAGTGGAGCATCAGGTCCATTAGAAACAGGCACAAACGATACAGCCAGTTCAAGCAACTGGGGTTATTATGAAATCACAACATCTGGAACAGGATATGCTCGTCAGTCAATTACTTTTGGAAATGCGGGAGCATCAACAGATGGAACGATAACAAGCAATATTGATGTATCATTCCCAGTGGCAACAGCCAACTACAACACAGCAGGTGGAACAGGTCAAATTGTGACACATATCGCAATTATGGATGCTTTAACAAATGGCAATGTTCTGTTTTATGGAGCACTGACAACCAGCAAAACAGTTTCTTCAGGCGATCAGTTCACGGTGAGTCAGGGCAATCTAAGCATAAGTCTTGCTTAATTGAGGAGGTGATCTCCTGTGAGCACCAATCGTGTCAATAGATACACAACTACAGATAGCAACTATTCTTTAGAGGTAGGTGTTCAATCACAATCCAATGCTCGTCCTGGATTTGCTGATGATTCAACGCGAGCGAGTTGGACTTTCAATTCCAACGGCACTAACACAACAACTTTAAATGTCAATTATTCTCCATCAAATGGAACCAGTCCTGATTCAAAGCAATCTATAATTGGATTACAGGCCAAGGCATCAGATCCTGCTTTAAAATCATATCAGGGTATTCCTGCCACACAATGTAAGGCAGTATATACTGGCACTACAACGCAAACCATATCAGCACAATATACAACCAATAGATACGATGTTGAAACTTCATTTTACACCACTGATGTTTATGGATTGTATCGTAGTCCAACCTCTTGGATAAGAACAGTAAATGGTGTTAATGATATTGTTTATAATAATGATAAAGGTATTCCTAAATCATATACATTCCCATCAAGAACTTTAACAGTAACTGGATCTGATATTTTTTTAGCAAATGCTAATCAAAATCAATTAACAACTGGTAATAATATTAGTAGAGTCAATATTTCTGTGTCCTTTGATACAAGTTCAACTGAAACATTCACACACTCATTATCATCAACTGGAACATTAGTAAGAACCTGGGAGGCTTATAATCATATTATAGATGGCCTTAATGGTGATGATGCTTTAGAATTTAATTGTGTTTCTACTCTATCTGCCACTGGTGCTCTTACGAAACACGGACAATCAGATCAGACATCGCAATTCTCGTTAAATGAAGAATCAAAGAATCTAAAAATATCTGCTCCAGTATCTTTATCCAGTAGTTCTACTTTAACTGTAACACCATTTTTTATTATAGGATTTACAAAGAGTCTTGAATCAACAACCAATTTATTGGCTTCTACTGCCAACCTTAAATTGGGTGAAGCCAATATCGCAGGATCATCCACTTTATCTGTATCCACAGCATTTAAACACGGAGATATATTAAGTTTAACATCAGCATTCACACAGACACAATCAGCGGGGTTGATCTATGACATCAACGCGGATTACAGTTGGAACACATTCAACCTTAACATCTATTTTGAATCAGGTTTCGTAGAAGATGGTTTCGTATCAGATCAGGGTGAATACAACTGGAACTTCCTGGAAAATTCTGCTTGGGATGACTGGCCTACGATCACTTGGATTGGTAATGAATCCACTTGGGACAACTGGCCTGATGATGTATGGGAACAGAGTTATACATTAGATTGGAGAGGTGTTTTCACTTCCCGTGCTAAAAATATTCTCAATGTTGGCAATGCCTTAGAATATACAGGTGTTTTTGCTTTAGCAGAGAATTCAGCATATGAACAGGAAGGTATTCCTGATGTGATAGAATCAACATTCGCAACCAACTTTACAGCGAATGGAATTATAGATGTCAGTATAGATATGTCAGGAGCATTTGCTCCAGATCTTACAGCCAATATTGAATATGCTTTGGATGAGGGTATCTTTATAACTGGAGCGTTCAACGCAGTCCTTACTGCAAATGCTATTACTGACACATTCGCTGACATAGATGCGGCTTTCACATTCGCGGTTGAACCCACTTTCAAACCCAGCGGTGAATCACAATTTGCGGTTGAGATCAACTCAGATTTCCTTGGTAATGAGATATATGGTCCGTCATTGGCTTTATCTGTATTGGCATCAGAACTTAGCATTGCAAGATTGTTCTACCAAGCAGATCCATGGAACATCTACAAGGTTAAACAGGAAATCAGAACCGTTATGGTGCCTGCGGAAAATAGACAAACATTGGTAAATGAAGAAAATAGAGTAAATATGATAACAGCAGAAACAAGAGCATATCTTGTTCCACAAGAAACAAGGAGTTTGAAATTGAGACGACCACCATTCAGCAATATCTATGCAACACCAAGAATTAGGAGCGAACAATAATGTCTAATTTGACAGGTTTCAGACGTGATAACAATGGCCTCTATGGGGAGAAGGACAAAGATGCCAATGTTCAATATGGATTAGATTTTACAGATTATCTAAACTCAGGTGATTCTATCAGTTCTGCAACAGTAACTATTTCAACCATATCAGGTGATGCCACACCATTGGCATTCCCTACAAATGCGGCCACAGATGTGTTGGTAACAGGTGGAGTGTTGGTAAACATAAGATTGGAAGGTGGTAGCAATGGCAACATCTACACTATCAAATGTGTGATCACAACCTCACAAGGTGACACAGATGCTCGTTCATTCAGAATAGTGGTTAAAGAGAAAGTATTATAATGTCAGATCAAAACAAAAAAACATACAAACTGGACCATGACCTAATTTTTAAATTGGCCGCAATCCATTGTACCTATCAAGAGATTGCTGACATAGTGGGCACCACAGTCCACAATTTGGAAAAAAGATTCAAACACGTGATTGAGAAGGCTCGTTCAGAAGGTAAAAAATCATTAAGAAAAGCACAGTTTGACAAAGCCCTACAGGGCGATGTTCGTATGCAGATGTGGTTGGGCAAACAATACCTTGGACAAGCAGATCAGCCCACAGACGAAGAAAATACACAGCCGCTTCCTTGGGAAGAATAATTACTATATCATTTAGAGATATATTAATGAAAAAAAACTTTAGATCTGACGATAACAGATTTCAATATAATAAGCAATTCAAATATCTAAGAACACCTAAACCCATATGGGAAACATTGACCGCGGAATTCAAATTCACGGTTGATTGTTGTGCCTCAGATGAAAACCATTTATTACCAAAATATTACACACAGGAGAATAATGCCCTTGACAAGGATTGGTCAGGCGAAGTGGCCTATATCCATCCAATGTTTGATGGCAAGATTGGCAAGTTTGTGGAGAAAGCGGCCAAGACCCCAAACTTTACAGGTGTGTTTTTGATACCAGCCTCAACCCATACCAAATACTTTCACGAATGGATATACCATAATCCAAATGCGGAAGTGCGTTTCTTAAGAAATCCC